TATCCCCTGTGTGCCTTGCTTCGGCATAGGCGATACACTCGGAAATTTATCTCAGCCGGAGTCGGTGATTATCTCGGCATTAAGCCTCGTCCTACTGATCGCGTTCGTTTATGGTCTTATTTGGATAGGTCTTTCTCTGGTCGCACGTTTAACTATGCGATTCCTCGTTATTATGATCGATATCTTACAGACGCCGAGAAAGATGTACGTGCAGTTTTGGCCGCTGATGCTTACACACGTTTTAGCCGGTCTGCTTTGGTTCGTCATATTGTGTCTAAGTGTGTTGAAATTAAAGCCTTGCATTCCGTCGTATCCTATAGAGCGTCGTACAGTTGGGAATTAAAAAAGATAAATGAATTTCGCAGTGCGGGTAAGATGCCTGAATTCGACCCTCCTGTATGGTTGGATGAGGACATCCTTCTGTTCTGGAAAGATAATTATGGTTTAATGATAACTTAGTTTTATGGGCAAACAACCCTTCATTTCACATGCCGTGAATGGTTATTCCCGGTATGATGTCCCCGAGAGCAAAGCATTTTCTTGCACTCCAGGTATTTTGTATCCAGTTCGTATTGACTTCATTAATGCTCGCGATCGCGTCACCATTGAGCAGGGCATTGATGTTCGTACGAACCCTCTCGCTGTGCCGTCGTTTAACCCTTACACGGTGCGACTTCATCGTTTTTGGGTGCCAATGCAACTTTACCACCCTGAAATGAGGACGAATAGTAGCAAATTCGACATGAACAATGTCTCCTTGAATTGGTTACTTACGTCCTTAGGCGCGAATTCGTCTGAGTTTGGCAAACAGAAAACTTCCCTCCCGAACTCGCTGTATGCCTGGCTTCGCATCGGCAATCGAACTGTAAAAAACTGGACTCCGAGTTCTGGTACATTGCCTATTGTCATTAATGATCTGCCGGCTGGTATGAAAATGATTTCCTGGGCCAATGCGGATCCCTACCTCGCTTACTGGGATATTGTTCGCAATTATTACAGTTATTCCCAGTGGGGTCTCTATTCGTTCGCCAGCCCCGCTTCTTGGATGCCCTATTCTGCTTCGAGTAATTCTACGTATTCGATGCTTTGGGGCTCCAAGGAAAAATACTTCTATCAAGGTTTTGGCAACCTTGAGTATTTGGATGCCTATTATGAATCTCAGTTCTACCCCTCGGCCGTAACCAGCAAGAATAATACGTATCGTCGAGACAATCTCTTCGCTCAGATTATTCGTTCGAATCTCTCTGGTTCTGCTGGAACAAAAGATGGTTACCCGGTAGCTCCGTTAGAGGATCTCGGCTCTCATATTACTCAGTCGCCCCGAAGTCAATTTGATCTTTCCGGTGAGGCCAAAGATACCTCACTTTTGGTTTACGCCATTATGGCTCACCCTATGGCCGTCGTACCCTCAAATCCTGATCGTTTCAGCCGCCTTATTCCCAGGACGAGCAGTTCGGATGTTTCCATGTCTGGTGTCTCGACTATCCCTCAGCTCGCTATAGCTTCCCGCCTCCAGGAGTACAAGGATCTTCTTGGTTCGGGTGGTTCTCGTTATTCCGACTGGCTTGAAACCATTTTTTGCGTCCCGCATCGAGCACGTTGATCGTCCGAAGCTTTTATTCAGTGCTTCCCAGGTTGTCAACGTTCAGGTCGTAATGAATACCGCTGGTGTGAATAATTTCGGCACCAATGGTGAGCCTCTTGGTCAGCAGGGTGGCGCTATTGCCTTCAACGCCCGTCTTGGCCGCCGTCAGACGTATTATTTCCGCGAGCCTGGTTATATGATAGATATGCTGAGCATCCGGCCTGTTTATTACTGGGCGAATATTCGTCCCGACTATCTTAACTATGTTGGCGCTGACTATTTTAACCCCGTATACAATGATATCGGTTATCAAGAGGTTCCTGTCGCCCGGATGTTCAATACGGATGTTGATACGGCTTCGGTTAATGTTGTTGCGCTTGAGCCTGCTTACAATGAATTCCGCGCCTCGTATGACGAAGTCCTTGGTCAACTCGCGAATTACTCAGGTCTTGTGAACACTTCTGGTCAGGGTACCCCTCTTTATGCCTACTGGGTGCAGCAGCGTCAGAGTTTCCTTGATGCGACTTCGACTCTCGCATTCCGTTATGCCCGGACTATGTTTGTCGATCTCGCTTCTGTGAATTCGCCCTTTGTCTCTAATGTGGAGGATAACTTCTTTGTGAATATGTCGTATTCTGTTTTTAAGAAGAATCTGGTAAACAAGACTTTTGCAACCCGATTGTCTAACCGTTAATTTTTACTATTATGCTTGATTGGTGTGTTGAAGATTGCCCCGAATATGTTTCACGTGGCGTTCGTATTCTTTCTGTTCTGGATGGATCCGGTTCGGTTGATGTCATCCCCGGCCGTCCGGATGTCCAGGCCGACCAGTCGGATTGGGATAAAGGTGAGAAGTATGATCCGGATTTGAAGTTTGACCCCAATTCGTTTTCTCGCATGGATAAATTTGACGGCCTCGAAGTAGGTCAGGAACTTATTGATTCTCAGTTGGATGTTAGACAGTCGAGTTCAACGCCTGCCGATTCTGAAAAGAAATAGTAGGTCTCTTTACTCGAAGATATATGTTACGTGCGCGGACCCCTTCGAGCAGAGTGCGTGAATGCTTGATAGGTTATAGGTAGCGACTGCCGGAGAGACCGCGCATTTCTTTAATCGTTTTCTACTATTATGACTTTTAAGGAACTTATTCACTCGAAAAAGTTTTGGACGTTGGTAACGTCTATCGTCGCCGCCTTGGCGGCCTACTTCGCCGTTTCTTGTTCTGCTGCCCGTACTGTCACGCAGCGCGCTGTTTCATACTCCGGTGATGATTCCGTCGTCATGGAGATTACCTATGACAGTAGAGGTGATATTAAAGAAAAATAGTTATGGCTTCTAACTCCTATATGGCTGGTCTTGGCCAGGCTATGGGTTCTTCTTTCGGCAACTCACTCGCTAATTACGGCGGCTCCGGTCTTGGTGGTGCCCTTTTTGGCGGCATAACTGCGAAGCGTCAGTGGAAGTATCAGCAGAAGCAGATGAAGCTTCAGCAACAGTATGCTCTCGAGCAGATGGCCAAATCCGCTGAATACCAGCTTGCGCATGATAAGGAGATGTTTGATTACGAGAATGCCTATAATGATCCCTCCAAGGTTTTCGAACGTTACCTCAAAGCTGGCGTTACCCCTGCTGCCGTTTTAGGTTCCTCTGGCGTCGGTGTTTCTGCTACTGTTCCGACCTCTTCCGGAGGAGCTCCTTCGGGCGGCTCTGTTTCCGGTGGCGCTCCTATTGATGGCTCTTTCGCCGTATCTTCGGGTGATCCTCTTGCTGCCGCCCGCGTTGGTTTGGTAGCCTCCGAGCGTGAACGTAATGAGGCTGCTGCCGATCGTGATCGCGCTGAAGCTGATCGCGTCCGTGGTGATACACATTCTGCCGAGTGGCGCAAGGCTATGGATGACCTCGATCTTTCTATTCGCGGTAAGGACGATCTTTCGGCTGACGTTAAATTGGATATGCTCTCTGCTCAGCGCGATATTGAGAAAGTTAATGCTTGGCTCACCGAGACCACCTCTGGTTATGCCCTTGAGGAGATTATTGCCCGCGTTGGCATCATGAAGGAAGAATATGATAACATCAAGGGTCGTAATAAGTATCTTGATGAGTATATGTCTGCTTCTATTGCTCTTCTCAAGGCCCAGTATGTTCTTACTTCTGCTCAAGCAAAGTATCAGCAAATTTCTGTTCAAGATGCGGAGAAGTGGTTCAAGTTGAATTGGAATACGAAGATTCCGGTTCCTGATGTGGATGAGAATGGTAAGCCTAACGGTAAGATTATTGAGATGACTGGCGAGGAGATGCAAAAAATTCTCCTTGGTCTTAACCTCACCTATAGTAAACAAGGTGTTGCTGGTAATTGGTTCGCTAATCGTTCTGCTAAGAATGCTCTTGGCTATGCTGTTGCTAAAGAGGTTGTTGCTGGCGCTATGGATATTACTGGCTCCTATATTGGCGCTAAAACCATTCGCAATACCGGCTCATCTCGATCTATTGTAGAAGAAACGCGTGATAATTATGGACCACAAGGAGAATATATTGGCGGAACTCATGTTTCTCGACGCGAGTTCAAGGGACGAAATCGATAGTTCATCCGATTTTGAACAATTCTGTTCCGATTTAGATTTAGATGAAGCTTCTTTTTGGGCTACCTTTGTCTCGTAACTTATAATTCTTACGCTATGGCTACCGTTACTATTGATCATTTCAACCGATTCCTTGATGATCTTGGAATCTTTAATGAATTTTGGTGCGAGTTTTTTAAAGTACCTGGTAGAGGTGTGATCACTCTTAAGTACTACAAAAAGTATCTTGCATTGCCTCCTGAGCGCTACATTTCTTCCGCTTTTCCTTGGCGCAACAGCGTTTCTGGTTGCGCTTTTTGGGGGATTGTCCAAACTCTTTGGCATATTCGTATTAAACGCATTCTTAATAAATAATCTTTACTATCATGCAGATCATTATTCGTATTCTTGGCGTCGGCATCCCGGTATTTGATTTTACTGCCGGTGAAATTGTAGAAGGTCAGTTCAAACCTTTCACTGAACTTCAGTCTGCTATTGAGCGGCATTTTCCGGCTCTCGCTGATCTTGTGGCTTTTGATGATCTTCTTGGCACTCAGGCTTATTTGAAACCTTATTCGCTTGGTGCTGCTGTCGCTCTTATTACTGCACATCCTCACTTTGCTGGAATGCAGTTCTATCCTAACTTCATCATATTTAATCTTGAAGATTATGTCGAGACGAAAGAAAAAGACGCGTAGCGGTTCTCGCGTTGTAACTCGCCCTCTTGGCGGCAAGGTTCTTTAACAACAGAATCCCCGATAATTCTGATACGTGATACGTTCGGTGAAATCGAGACCACTGGAGCGCTTTAGCGTACTTTGTTTTCGGGGATTCTTCCATCTGTTCGCAGTTGGCCTTGGCCAAATCGAACCCCGTAAAATACTTCAGTTTTGGCGTGATCAGTTTGTTCAAAATTTCCTTATTATGGATCAGTACGATACTAATCGACCTTTATATGGCCCTCGATCTGGTGATATAAAATTTCGTTGGTCTGTTGGTCTTTATTATCAACATAGGCGTACCATTATAGCTTGGTTCGAACATATTGATGGTGCTGCTGAGTTCCTTGTCTCTTGTCGCAAAGCTCATCCTACTCGTTTGTATGATATTTCACAATCCTTCTTTTAATGGCCTGCGAACATCCCATATGGATTAGAAATCGTCGTTATTACGACAAGAAGCGACCTCGTGTCGGTCTTAGTGTTGATGATGATCATAAGTCGGCATTAGCTCTTCGACCGTGGGATGTTGCTCGACAGTGGGTTATGGTTCCCTGCGGTCACTGTAAAGACTGCCTTCGTCGTCAGCGTAATGATTGGTTTGTTAGGTTGGAACGTGAGCTCGCGCGCTGCAAGGCTGAATCGCGGCAGGCCATTTTTATTACTATAACCATTTCTCCTAAATACTACAATGAGGCCCTTCTTGATCCTACTCGCTTCATTCGTCGCTGGAATGAACGCATCCGCCATCGCATTGGTCATTCTTTCAAGCATGCGTTTTTTCAAGAGTTCGGTACCCACCCGGAGACCGGAAGTGATCCACGCTTGCATTTTCATGGCTTTCTCTTTGGCACTGATGTTTTGTATAATGTTATACGTTCGGCTGTGTCTGATTTAGGCTTTGTTTGGCTCGCTAAGGCTAATACAAAGCG